CCTTCGGCGATTTCTCTTGCAACATCCGGGTTTTGCTCTAGATATAACTGCTCTGGTGTTTTTGACACACTGCCAACACCCGCTTCCAAAAACGGCATCATGTCCGCGCGGGAGATATCGAACATTTCCTTCTCGGCAGCTAATCCCTTACCATAAGCTTCAGACTGCTGTTCTCCGGCTTCTTTAGATCCAAAATAGCTGCCTAATCCGCTGGCTATACCTGCAATACCCAGTCCTGCCGCCAATGGACCTATTGATAGGACGTTTGGGAGTAAAAAGTTCAAAACTTTATTAAATGTAATCATATTTATCGCCTATAAAAATCAGGGGCTTTTTGTGGAGTACCAAATCTATCTTTTTGGTAATGGTAGTCAACATAAAGGCCGAATACATGCCCATTACCTAAATTACTGTAAGTATCTGAAGTGCTGCCTCTACGTATACGCGCAATAATTAATGAGTCAACTTCGGGGGCTTCGAATGCCTGATCGTCACTCGCTTCGGTAATGTAGTGATGCCATGCGTCCGGTGTTGTCGGGCCGGGACTGTTTGTGTTGTACACAGACTGTGTTACAACTATTTGACTCTGATCGGTGAATTCTTCCTGCTGGTGGCCTTTGGCTATCTGGAAATCCAATTCCCATTCAACAATATCTGACACACCCGATGTTGCCGCTGTACCATCAGTGGACCAGTGGACATGCGGATAAATTAGACTGCCTGGTTTGATCTGATGCCTAACATGGAATTTACAAGTCGCTGCATCACCCTGATTAAAAACTGGCTGCTGACTTATTGATGTTGGCCCAAAATTGGCTAATGATGCCGGTGTACCACCCCCAGGAGGGCGCTCTAAGGTTATTTCTGCTAATTCATCATCCCACAATGGCCCGCGTAACCGTTCGTAGACAAGGTTAAGCCAGTCACGCCAATGTGTTGAAAATACAGAATCCCGTCTAGGAGGTGGAGGTAATTCAGCCATGCAGATCCACTTCGATTGCTTCGATTTCTACTTTTTCGCTGGCTGATGTTGTTAATTTATAATTACGTGTTTTAAATCGGCCACCACGATTTAAGCGATTATCTATATTAGATAGGTCTATATTACGTCCACTATTGTAGTTGTTGTTACCATTATCAGACCATTGCACGAGTACGTTCTGGCTCGCATCCGTTTCTGTGGCAACGAGTCTTAATTTAGATTGATATTTAGGTTCTCTTGTCTGGACATCACCCGATCCGGTAATGATCTGCATTTCCATACTTTCACCGACGGTTGACGACTTCACCACCCAGCCATCCTCAACCCATCCTGTCTCTACCCAGCCAGCGACTTCTACCCCATCTAAAGGGTTAAAATCATCAAGCAATGAAATAACATCGCCATTACTCAGTATACCCTGGCCAGCGCGTGTTGCGGTTCCCTGTGTCCATGATACTAGCGGATAATGACTTATACCTACTGCGCTTAGATCCCATGTCGTCCAGCCCATCGTATTGTCATATACATAAGAGACAATCGGCACAATTTCTGATGAGATAACATAGTACAAGGTTAATATGTAGAAAGCGCGCCCACCAGCACTTAGCCCTGATCCGACTAATCGTATATCTTCTGTAGTTAAAGCTGTCGTCAATAAAGAATCTAAGTCGGGTTCTGATATTTTATTCAAATTTAACGCGGTTAATCTGTAAACGCCAAAGCTTCCCGATGAGGTTGCGCCCACAAAGAACACCTGGTCAGCATCGGCCCAGGCTGAATTATAATCGGCTGCACCTGTGTCATAAGTCAGGTCGCGTCTTACATCTAACGGACTGCCCACCTGATTATCAGCCCAATAGAAGAACTCAATCGAGCGATTACCAATAGCAGCGATATGGTTCGAGTGTTGCCAGCACATCACGCCGCCATCCGTTGCCACTTCAGCCTCGATAAAGTCTGTTCCCGCCCAGTTAACAGGATCTTCAACACCGGAGTTCCATAACTGACCGTTAGTTGTCATGACAAATAACGTCTTGTTTAATACCGCACCCCCTTTAGCAAGAGTCAATGCCGGTGTTTGTTTAGGTGGGAAGTCTACATCTGTAATTTCGACTAACACAGTCGACGACGCAGACGATATCCAGAATCCTTGGTTATTCTCAGCATCGATTATAACCAGATAATCACCGACTTCGAAAAATTCAACTCTTTCGGTTCCCGCTGTCATTGATGCGCCAGTTAGTGCGCCGGTATAGCTGGTTTTATAAACTTCGTCGTTGTTTACAAAGTAAATCGCGTCGACAGCTTCCCAGTAATAAATACCCCTTCCCTGAACGTCAGTGACCGCTGTATCCGATACGTTTAAAAAGATATTCGTGCCCGGTCTTTGAGTTGCAAAAACTTGACCCGATGCGCGTTTACCAAAAATGCAATTCTTTGTTATAGATACGGGAACGGTGACAACACCGGCGGTAAAGTCCTCAATCGTTAACGATGTTGTTACAGGTATTCGCATCAGTAATATTCAAAATCTGTTTGTGGAACATAATAGTTATATTCCAAAGCTTTTAATTGTCGCTTGTATCTGCCCTCATTAATCATTAATGATTGCATAATTTGCTGCGGAACAGTAAATTCTTCGATACATTCTCTCGCGACCAATCCCACAACAGGTATCACCGCTTGGGTTGGTATGTCCTCACCAGATCCCCAATTAACCAAGTCTTCTGATTTTAGTAGAGGATAAACACTGTCGTATTTGCTTTCGACTAAGGTTAAATCCTCAGTAGATGGGGTCTCATCGGCCTCAAGGACAGTGAGTTTCTGCAAAACCTTGGTTGCTATTTCTGTTTTTGTTGCCATGATTAAAGCGTTGAATAGAAAGTAACAATGCGCACGGTCCCTGCTTGTGGTGTTCCTGACCCCACACCGATAGTTAAAGCAACTTCCACTTCACTTGATGTTGTTGTTTTGTTAAGAATCAAAGCACCATCAAACGTTGCTATTCCGCCCGTTCGGGCTATTGTATTGGCCGTTAATAACGCATCAGCATCACCGCCAAAAATACCAACAGCAATAGTGATTGATGTAACAGCATCCAGGTCGTCACAAGCTATATAGCCGCCTGTAATAGAACTTCCACTCGGAACTCTTCCAAAAACGATTTTGTCAGCAGTGCCTAATTCAGCTGTTGTGATTTCGTGTGTAACATCAAGCACGCCCAGATTGCTTCCAAAAGACTTGAAAGCATTTTTCATGTAATTATTCGCGTAAGTCGTTGCCATAATAAAAAGGGGGCCGAAGCCCCCCTCCTTTACTTGGTTGTGTAGTACAAAACAACACGCATGGTTCCGGCTGCTGCCGTTCCCGCTGCTGTTCCGACTGTGACAGAAATTGACTTCTCTGCGGTTACTGTCGTCTGATTGATGATATATGCACCATCAAAGGTTGCAATACCACCCGCCTGACCTACCGTATTAGAAGCCAACAGACCATCAGCGTCGTCGTCATCACCAATGGTAATAACCAGTGCTGTACCTGTGTCCAGGTCGTCAGCAGCGACATAACCACCGACATACGTTGCACCTGCGGGTACTTTGCCAAACACGATCACATCAGCAAGCTCAAGCTCACCGGTTGTGATTTCGTGCGTGACATCAAGTACGCCCATGTTGTCACCAAAGGATTTAAACGCAGTGGTTGTGTAACCGTTTGCATAAGTAGTTTCACCAGCCATGATTTACCTCCTAAGCTGAAATGGGTGCAGAAACCCAGCCAGTGACAACACCGTGCTGAATATCTGATTGGAAGAATGCCTTGTCGATATCGTGCTTGCATTCGATGGCTACGCCAGGTTGGAAACCATAGTCCCAGGTTGCGTCCACTTTAATCAGTGGTGCTTGACCCAGACCGAAACCAACAGCCTGTTGACCACACAAAAAGATCGGACTTACACGGGTATTTGAAGCACCTGCGGTTGCCAGTGACGACCAGTCAGCACCCGCTGTAAAATCAGCGCCCACGATAGGACTGCCACCGTCAATGAAGTCACCGATTTCCGGTAATTCTTTGATAATGACGCCATCCCACTCCAAATCACCATCTTGAAAGAGAATGTTGTCTCTCGAACGCGGCATTGCATTCTGGTGGCTGGTCTGAAGATCAGACTTTATGTCCCTGAATACATATGAGTCGCAATAGGCCACAAAATATTCACGGCCATTAGCAACACGCTTCGGACGTATCTTCGGACTGGCGTTTTTGGCAAGTCGTTTCAACAAAGCAATAACTGCACCAGTTGCACGGTCGGCTGTGGTATCGCAGTTTGCCAAGTCAGTCGCATGGACACCTGAATAGTTAGCAACCGTCGAACCGTAAAGGATTCGATCACTGTTAGCTACTGCCCAAGTGTTATGATTAGCAGCTGAAGCCGCACCATAGTCGATATAGGTCGAACTGGCCGAAACCGCACCCAGCGCTAGAATCGTCTGGTCACGCTTAAGTTCCATTGCCCAGTCCATCAGTGCTGGTCGTGCTGCTGTCATCAGATCAAAAGCGGGTTTGTCGCCTTCTTCTTTGTCGTATTCAACAGCATTGCGATGGTAAGTCGGAGTAAGAACCATTGGGAAGTTCTGTAGGTTTTCACCCGATCCCCTCAATGTCTCTGAACCACTCTTACCTTGACTGGAAAGTTTCGCAATCAAAGGAATAGATATTTGTTTCTTATCTTTCTTGATTACGATCACATTGTCGTTTGATGTGCCGGTCTCACTTGAGAAACGGCCTTCGCGGACGTATTCGCGGAAGAAATCCGCTAAAAATTTCTTGACCCTATTACCTGAGTCAATCTGTACGTTAGCCATGATTTACCTCTTAAGTTATCTCCCTAAAAGCTCTGTTAAATCAATATCGTTAACATCCCTCACCATCGAGGCTGTAACATTATCGCCAGAACTTCTAGCCGTTGTTAGGTCAGGCGGAGTTGCTTTTTTACCTTCCAGTTCTGCCAGAATTTCAGCCTTAAGCTTTTCCCGATACGTCGAAGGATCTCCGATTTCTTTCATCAGGAGATCATCCTTTGCCATGTTATATGCTTGCCGCGCGGGTAACGCAGAGCGCATAATCTCGGCATGTATTGCAGGATTTTGCCTTACCATATCCTCGTAATGATCCATCACATCGTCATAGTCTGCATGGGCGTCTTTAACTAAAGCTTCTGACATTTCTGCCTTCAGCTTCATTTCTAAACTTCCAAGGACTTGCTCTGGATTCTCGAAAATATCCGGTTTTGGTTGTTGGTTTTGCGACTGCAATAAACGCTCTAGTTCTCTGTTGCGTTGTTCTGCTTCCTGTCGCTTTTGCTTCTCTGCCTGCTTTGCTGCGAGGGGAACCATTTCTGGTTCATGAGATTCTTCGGTTGGTTCGGATGCCGTAGGCGCATCTGTCTCTGTTTCTGGAGACGTTTCTACCGTTTCATCTTCTGATGAATTATTTACAAACTCTTCCAATTCTTCACTCATTTTTTCTACCTCTATCGCCCGTAACACGGCGGCTGTATATCTCCCGAAAACCCGGAGGCGGCTTTGCCTTATGGCAATTTAAGTTATTCTGTAGTAATCATATATTGCTAGTCGTAGTGCTT